ACCTGTGGGTCTCAGTGTGTTTGTCATCGTTTAATTTCTCTAACTTTCAGGCGTCTTTCTGTCGCTTTATGGTGCTCGTAAAACATTGGATCGAGCCCAGTAGTCTTTTCATTGATCAGATAGACGCAGGGTTGTAAGAAGCCTCGTCCGTCCGGGTGGGGTCCAGTCACGCGGAGGAAACTATAAACATAAGGTTGGGAGGCGTGGATGAAGCATGCGCTGTCATTCACATCGAAGTCTCCCTTCTTTTTGTTCTTGGACGAGCTCGTAAACACTTTGTCCTGCGGCATTACCCCCAACATGTAATCCACGAATGGCACGTCAGTTGGAGTCGCTTCCTGGATGAGATTGGTAGTGCGAGCGTTATCAATCTCTTTGATGTGGAAATTGTTATTCAGGAAACGGAGGACTTTCTTGTGACTCAGTTCAGAATTGTTCTTGATATCGTGCTTGAAGTTGTTGGCCGCTGTGATCAGCTTGTCCAACGTGAACTCCAGCGACGCAAGCTCCTTATGGAAGCCAGTGGCACGGTCAGTGGTCTGAACGATCTCACTGCGGTTAGCGATGATGTAGTTGAATAGCTCGAAGATGTCTTTTACTACGATGGACTGAGCTTTGAACTTCTTAATGGAGTCTTCGTCCAAGTACTCGTTAATAGAGTCGAAGTGGTCATTCATCAAACGCATGACGTATTCATTGCTATCACCCGGTTTCACCGAGCAACGTCCGATCAACAACTTCCAGTAGTCTGGGTCATCAATACGGTCCAGTTCAAAGTAGCTAGGCATGCAGTCAACAACAAATTGCAGGGCACCTGCGTACTGCAAACCTAATGTGTTAAGCACCTTACGCTTATCCGACTTATTGCGGACAGCGATACCCAAGTCCAGATTGATGTACTCGCCCAGGGACTTAATGTTGGTGGAGGTCGACTGACTCATGATCTCCCAACGGTCCTTTGGCTTGCACTCATCAGCCAGCACATCCACGTTACCGATCTCATAATCACATTCGCCATACAGTTCCATGGCTTTAGTGAAACCAACACCGGCGAACACGTACCAAGCCAGAAGCGGGATGGGCGTATTCTTGTTGGTGATCTTGCGTGAGTCGGTCGGACTGTAGAAGCGGTTGCACGCCATGTTGATGTTTGCGTTACGGGAAATGTAATTGCCCGTTTCAACACTGACGTTACCGTAAGTGAAATGTTCCACGCCGATCTTGAACTTGAACCCGAGTACTTTGACGAACAGTGAGTTCTCTTTGGTAACAGGGAGACCACGTTCTGCCAGAACGATCTGGAGACTGTAGTGCACACCGCGGAGCCAAAGATCACCGTATTTGTCGCAGTACGGCAGCATGGTGTAAGCCTGCATCGGGATGATGTTGCCCGCCTTATCGCGGTAATCAAACATCAGCTTAACCGGGTAGAGCGTTTCTTTGTGGATGTCGTAAATCTTGCTGCTGGATCCGATCACATGGTCGATGTACTCGCGGGCATACACCTGCTGAACACCTTTGAAGAACACGCCTCGCTTTTCAATACTCCGAAAGATGATACGGAGCGCATGATCGTAATACCGAGTAGCCCCTTCAAACTCTTTCAGATGGAAACCTTCCATCAGAGTCTGATTGAACTTCGGCATACTTTCTTTTATGCGCTTGGCGATTTTGTGATACATTAAGTGCTCCCAGCTATGAAGTCAATAGTCGATATCCGGTAATACCGATCCCCAGCAATGCTCCACCGGCCTTGAGAAGATCGCCCCAAAGAGACACGTTGCTCTTCTGCTTCAAATTATCCATGTTCGCCTTCTGGGTGATGTCTTTAATACGGTTTTCGAACTTGAACATATTGTCCGTCATCTTTGACTGCTGTTCAGTATGAGTCGCCTTGACCCAATACTCCGTACGCATCTTTTCCAATTGCGCTTTATGGTCCAACTTTAATTGGTTCAAGCTAGCGCTGAGATCTTCTATTGTACCTTCAGCTTTTTCAAGCTTACCGGTCGTATCCTCTAACCTCGAGGTCTTATCGCCGAGATCTTTCTGCAACTGCTTGATTTTGTTCTCAGCCTCAATGTAGCGGGCTGTGTTACCCCCTTTGTCGCATTCCGCTTTGGAGCGGAATATACCCATACCTTCCAATTTCTCAGTAGTCAGCTCGTGAAAACTGTAGAATAGCGTTTCCCGTGGTTTATTACCCAACGATAAGCCGATATATAATCCAGCTTTTTGGTCTTCGTCATAGACAATGGGAACCTCAGTACTTTTTCCCATGACGTTCACATACATCTGGTTCTGTGTCCGTTTGGGGTCATTGACATACACACAATAATACAGCCTGTTATTTTTCCCTTGTTCCTCGTATTGATCGAGGGCTTCTCGCAAGGTAGCTGTTGGTGTTTTCAACGACGGGCTGGTGACATGACCGATGCCACGATACATGGTCATACCCAACAGCTCACTGTGGATCGCTAGGTTCTCGTCCGCATGCTCAGCTTCGAGATGGACTTTAACGGTGATTGTGGAAGGAAGGTCCCGATGGTAGTACTGGTCGTTGCCGAGGAGCTTGTTGCGTTCTGCGGATAATTTCTCCAGGATGTGGCGATCCAATTTGGTGAGTGCACTGTTCGGATCGATGTTCAGACTTTCCAGATACACATCCACCAAAGTAACAGTCACTGACTGCTCATTGTTGTAAGTAGGTGTATTGGTCGCGCGGATAATGTAACTCAGCCCTCCCTTAACCTTTACAATCAAGGGATGTTTGTTGGACTGGTTAGCGATTTTGTGTTCTATCTTGAAAATTTCCATCGCTTTAAAACCATGATTAGTTGATATTCGTTTAAATAATGTAGGTTTGAAATATTCTTTTGACAAAAAAAAAACACCCATACTCCCACCGCACCCGAAGGCACGGTGGGAGTAGAGTATCTTAACTAACCCTGCACCTGTTAAGTGCTCGACTCTACCTAGGGATTCTCAGAAGAGAGGACCCCATAGTAGGTGTCGCCGAGCATTACGGGTTTGGGTTGTTGGCCAGGGTGGCGTCAGTCAGCGCTTGCATGCCGCTTTGCAGACCAACCACTTCCACGCGCTGTTTGCCCAGCTTGGTGAGCAGGCCTTCGTCGCCCAGGAACTTCTCGGCGTCGAGGATGCGCAGCGAACCGATGATCGGGTTCAGCGGCCAGTGACGGTAGGTCGGCAGGGTCATGACCACACCGAAGTCCTGCTGATCACGAGTCACGTTACCTTGCACCACGATGTTCTCTTTCGAGACCATCACACCGATACCACCCAGCGGGTTGATGAAATCGCTGGTGGAGTTGTTCTCGGTGACGATCAGGATCTGACCGATCTGGCTGTCGAAGTTGGTTTCGATGATCTTCATCGAGGTCAGCGGACCCAGAGTACGAGCATCGCCAGTCTTCATCAGGAAGCGGCTCAGGTTCTGGTGAACGATGATGCTCCACTTCGGTGCGGTGGTACCACCGTACTCAGCGATGGCCGCCAGACCCGACTTGGTGTTCAGGGCAGCGGTGATGTCGCTCAGTTCGTTGGTGAACACAGCCGATACGGCTTCGAAGATGCCGGTGCTGTCCACGGAAGAAACGGTCTCTTCCAGGGTCAGTTCACGGTTGACAGCAGCCGCGGTGACGTAGTGCTGACCAGGCAGCACGTTGGAACCTTGGTTGTTGCCCACGACCGGGTGGCCGTCGATCGAAGTGACGTAGCGCAGGTGCTCGTTGGCAATGTCGAAGGCTTTCTTCGAGCACTGGTTGTTGATCGCGATCGACATCTGGTTGATGGCGTAATCCAGGGAGTCCTGGTTGACGTCGTCTTTCGAGATCGGGTACTTGACCGACACCGGGGAGCCACGGCGAACCGACAGCTTCTTGTTGGCGTCGAACACTTCGATACGGTAACCGAAGTTGCCGCGCGAGATGTTGTTGACGTTGGACGACTGCTTCATGCCGGTGACCGAACCACCTTTCAGCGAACGCAGCAGCGCTTTCTGGGTGTCGTTGGCACGAGCGTACTCGATGATGTTGCCGGTAGCAATTTCACGCAGCGCGGAAACAGCAGCGGAACCCGAGCTCAGACGCATGGTGTTGGTCTGACGGTTGAAGTTGCCGTTCAGGGTGGCGTCCAGCAGAGGCTCGAAGCCAGCGGTCTTGAACGCAGCGAACAGGGTCTCACCAACGCGAGCACCGGTCTTGTCCAGAACCTGGAAGCCTTCGAAGCGGCGCAGGAACATGCCCATCTGGCGGTCGTCGGAACCTTGGCCGTTGGAGGTCACGGTGAAGGTGTTGTTCGACATCGACTTGGTGTTGATGAAGAAGTTCACCGCGGTGGATTCCAGGGTGCCGCTGATGATGATGGCGTCGGCCGAGATGGAGTTGGACTCCAGTTCGTCGGTCGAGGTCCAGGCGCGCTGACCAGGAGCTTCACACAGGCCGAGGAAGTTCGGGATGTTGCTCGGAACACGCAGGTAGTTGGTCAGGTGGTTCTGACGGCCGTACGCATCGTTTTCCGGGTAGGTGGCATCGAACGGTGCCATCACAGCTTCGTCGACGAACAGTTCACGCAGGTCGCTGTCGTCTTCTTCCGGCCAGACTGGGTAGGTGGCCAGGACTTCATCGCGGAACATGTCGCCGGTGCGGAGCAGGCCGAAGATCGGGCGCAGTTCCGAAGCTTGTTGCCAGGCGCTGTTGCCGTAGGCGTAGTTGCCCAGACCAGCAGCACGAACCAGGAGCAGAGCACCTTCGTCTTCGTACTTGACGGTCACGGTGGAGAACAGAGCTTCGGCGGCCGGGGTCTGCAGGTGAGACTGGGCGTTGAGGGTCATGTTGGCGGCTTTGATGTCCGCTTCCGAGCCCTTGAAGTTCTGCATGGAGAAACCTTCAAGACCACCGATGCTGGAGTACATCTGCTCGGTGCGCTTGACGATCTCGATCATGTCGCCTTCGGGGACGTTGCTGCCACGAGCCATCGCGCCGGAGAAGGCGGTGAAGGTTTTGGGGTTCAGCTTGTCGGTCAGCAGCTTGTCGAGCTTGATGCTCTCGGTGCCAGCGACGTTGCCCGAAGACAGCTTGTTGTTGAAGTCGGTGAGGCTCTCGGCCCCTACGACGGCACCGAAGCCGGTGTTCGCTACAGCACTACGGATGGCTGCGAAGAGGTTGCCCTCATTGTGCAGGCCGGTTTTGATCGCTTTGAAAGCCATGGACGTTCATCCTTTTGCAAGAGGACAATTGAACAAATATATTTGTTTGTGTATACAGCGCTACACATAACATATATTCGCGAAGAGTTAAGGGTTTTGCAGGCCCAACAGTTTGTACACCTCGGCGAGGGAGATTTCTCCCAAACCTGGCTCCACCAGTTTGCCGAAGTGGGATTCCATATACCCATGAACAGCAAAGATGGATTCGAGCAACACTCCAGAGAATGTTTTCGCGTTAGCGCAAACCCACCCTGGAAGTTTTTCTTCGTCGTTGTGGAACGCAACCAGAAGGACGTTTGCGCCAGCATTCAAGTAGCTGAAGCAGGTGCATTCATTCACCAGTCCAGATAAGGTTTCACCCGAGAACTTATTAAATGCGTCCTTGACCATGCCTCCTTCATAGTCCTTCTTGAAGTAGAGATCCGGGTCGAGCATCATGACGCCCAACTCTTTTGCCACGACGTATTGCAACCGTTCGATCTGAGCGATCTCACCGAAAGTGATCTTTTGATGATATGTCGTTAAGTTGGTAACATTCGCAAACGGAACCGATTCCCTTGACAGCAAGCGAGCCATGTCGCTGGTCAGGAAGAACAATTGAACTGAAGGCCCGTTAGGGGTCTTGAGAATCATATTTAACGCTCCTAAGGAGTAGTCTGAATGAATGACTTGCTGGTATTGGTTAAACTGCTGTCGGCAATTTACCAGGCCAAGAAACTGGATGATACAAATCTTCTGAAAGAACTCGAGGAGACTTTAGAAGAGCTACCAGCCCCTCCTCCGGATGTGTTCGCACAAGACAAGGAGGCTCGGGATAGCATCAGAGCAACTATCTCGTGGCTGATTGACCAGCCTTCCGACGATGTCGTGCTTATAAAATCAAACTTGATGATGCGGGTACGGTTGTTCTGTAAAGGCGATGAAGCTTTGAAGGCAGCCATTGAGGATGGGTTGGAGGATCTCGAGAAAGAAGAGATGACCCGTCGACTCATTTACAAGCACATCAGTGAAGTGCGTTTGAGTCTGGAAGGCAAGGAGTTCGGTAACCGTTGGAAGAAGGCGGTTAAGAGTCTGTTCTACAAAGACCACTCCGAAGTCTCCAAGGAAGAGTGGGTCCAACTCGCTGACATGATCAACGAGCGTATGACTGTCGCCTATGAAGAACGTCAGTCGGAGATTGTCCACACAGTTACATCGGATGATCCTGAATCCTTCCACGGCATCATTGAGATGGCCAAGAAGGAGAACAGTAAGGAAGGTATCCTTAAATCAGGTCTGCAAGGTCTTAACGAAGCCTTGGAACCTGATGGTGGATTCCGTCGCAGTAAGTTCTACCTGTTGAACGCACTGACCAACCGTGGTAAGTCGTTGACCATGGCTCACATCACTGCATCGATCGGTTTGTACAACAAGCCTATGCTGCGTAACCCGACCAAGATCCCGACGATCCTCCAGGAGTCTGCAGAAGACACCATGGACTTGATCATCATGCGGATGTACAAGTTGGCCTTGACCGTTCGTCATGACATCGAGGCTGACTTCCAGATTGCTGACCGTGACGAGATCGTAAACGCTATTGTCAACTGCTTCAAAGACAATGGCTGGTTCTTGATCATCAACCAGATCGAATCGAGCAAAGACGATTGCAACGCTATGTTCAACCGTGTTCGTCGTCTGGAGATGAAAGGTCACGAGATCATCTTCTACGGTTACGACTACTGTGGTCTGCAGAACTACGACAAACTGCCAGGTGAGTCGAAGTCTGACAAACTGCAACTGCACTTCCGCAAGATCCGGGCGTTCATCATTGCTCGTGGTATTTGTTTCGCTACGCCGCATCAGCTGTCTCCCGATGCGAAGAAGAAGCTGCAAGAATCCGATGAAGAGTCGGAAGTTTATTTCGCACGAGAAGTCGCTGGTAAGTCTCTTACTGAAACGTCAACGAAGATTACCAACGAAGTGGACGTCGAGATCACGTTCCACGTTGCCAAGACTTCGTTCAAGAACTACTGGAC